GTTCTGATTTGCAACTGCCAAAATATATCGTAAGGAATGCCGTTCGCCTCGTTTACGAAAAGGTAGTCGCGCTTTCCGTTCTTTGCATCCTGCGCGTTGTCGTAACTCTTAAACTCTATTACGGAATTGTTGCGCCCAGTAATATATGAGCCGCTTTCGTTGACGTGGAAAAATTCCTGCATCCACTTCGAGCCGTTGATAATGTTCTTTGCATCGCGGAGCGCACCCACTTTCAAGTTCGGGAGGTCTTGGCCTGCCACCGTCAGAATCGCGTTCGGCTCGGTCATGGCATAGAAGAAAAAAACCTGCATTATCGTGTAGGTCTTGCCGCTCGAAGTGCCGCCCTGATTCACATACGTGCGAAAGTTCGGGTCGGTGTTCGCGCGGAATAATTCTCCTATGACTTTAAACGGCATCATGTTATTTCTTCTGAATTTCGCGTCTGCTGCGTTATATTTTGTTTTATGGGTACTTTATTATCTTTGCGAAGAAAACCGCTTAGAACGCAAGAAAATGCGCTTGGCAAGCTTCCTCTGACAATAACCTGCACCTATCGGGCGAAAACGGACAATCTGCGAGGGTCGGCTTCCCGTCAATGCTCAACGTGTGGAAGCGATGCACGGGCACAGCGTGCCGACACTCCCCGCAGAGGTGCCGTTCTTCTTTCTTCGCTATCTTTCTTCTCATACGTCCACCTCCTCCTCGCTTCCGACTGGCTCGATGCCCGTCTCCACGAATCCGATTTGTATGTTCGTGTCGAAGCCTCCCGAAAGTTGTGTTTTCTCAACGGGCTTCTCACCGATGAGGTCACGAATAGCATTAAAAGCAGACACGTCACCCTTTAGAGCTTTTTGGAACAAAGACACCACGGCTTGCATGAAACGTGTATGTTCCGTTTCTGGGATTCCGAGTTCCTGCATCTGCCTTTTCTGCTTCCCATCCAGTTTTAACGAGCCGAACAACGTGGCGAGTTCACGGAGCGTTCTTTTCTGCTCGCGTGCCTCGCTTTTGGCGTAACCGCCTTTTCGTCCGTATTCCGCCGCCATCTCGCCGCTAACGAACTGCGTCTTCTTTCCTATGTTCGGGTCGAATTTCTTTGCCATCACTTACCCTGCAATTCAATCATTTTGTAAAACTCCCGACGGGCGTCTGAGTTATCCATGAATATTCCCGTAAGATGAGCCACGGACATTTGCCCGTTATTCTTCACGCCTCTCATGGTCTTGCAAAGATGCGTGCCCCTCATAACGATTGCCATGCCTTCAACCTCATTATTCAGAGCCTCTGAAAGCGTGGTAACAATATCACGAGCGAGCCGTTCCTGCAACTGCAAACGTGCCGAACAATACCCCACAACGCGAGCCACCTTTGAGATACCGAGTATTCGCCCGTTCTCCTTTGGGATGTATGCGAAGTAGTATTTCCCGAAGAACGGGAGCATGTGATGTTCACACATGGAATAATAATCTCCCGTGTCGAAAACGATATCCGTTGAGTGCATATCGTTTGCAAACGTCGTTATCTTCGGCTTCTGCAACGGGTCGTAACCACGAAAAATCTCCTTCCACATCTTCGCGATACGCCGAGGTGTTTCCAGTAGACCCTCGCGGTCGGGGTTTTCTCCGATAAGTTTCAGTTGTTCACGAATCACCTGCTCCGCTTTTTCGTTTTCGTTTCTTTCAAACATTATCTTACCTCCAAAATCTTTTGCGTCTGCAATGAAAGTCTCCACTTCGGGTTATTCTTCACAAATTCGACGCATTGTTTCATAATTTCTTTGTTTCGTTCCTTATCCCCCGTGTCGCACGGCTGGCAATAATAGAAATCGGCTTCCACACCAAACGTCGGGTCGGCGTATAAGGTTTTGAAATCGAAAACCACCTTCACCTCATCTGCGAACTTATACTTTAATTCGCCATTCTTCACGAATGCCGTCTTCGGGCTACATGTTACCCAATCCACGTCGTCGGGGAGTTCTCCCGTGCCGTTCGTTTCTACGGCAACATATTTGCCGCGTGCCTGCAATTTATGAACGAGCGTTTCAGTTAGTTGCAGGGATGGCTCACCGCCCGTGATAACGCAGAGCGTTGCAGGGTATTTGCATACCTCCGCCACGATTTCCTCCTCCGTCATTTCCTTGTAGTCATGGAAATCCGTATCACAGAACGGACAACGAAGATTACATCCCGAAAACCTCACGAAGACGGCTGGCGTTCCCGTATGATACCCCTCTCCTTGAATGGAGTAGAAAATCTCGTTAATCTTCATCGCGCTCATATATTGCAATATTACCCTCACTCTCCTGCACGGATGCCTTATAACACTCGGGAATCTGCTCCACGACCCAGCGTGCGATATTCTCCGCCGTCGGGTTGAATGGCAACAACTCGTTGAGATACCCGTGGTCAAGATACCCGTGTATCTTTTCCTTGATGTGTTTAAAGTCGGCAATCATTCCGTCGGCATTCAACTCTCTTGCTTTACAATACACAATCACAACCCAGTTGTGCCCGTGTATGTTTGCGCACTTGCTTTTGTATGGGAGTGCGAGGTGGTGCGCCCCTGCAATCTCCATTCTTTTACTGACGTAATACATAACTTAATCTTTGTTTTTTGTGAACCAATAAAAGAAAGGCGTGTCCAATATGGCAAGGGCGAGTTTTAGGAAATACTGACCCAATATTATAGACACAACTTTCATTATTCCGTTTTGCTCAAAGAACCATCCAAGACCGACACCAAATGCTATCGAAGCATATATCGCCGTGTCTATTACTTGCGATGTGGCGGTGCTTATATTGTTCCATATCCACCTATTTTCGCGCCAGTTACCCTCTCGTTTTGAAAAGTAATTTCTAACCCGATGAAAGATATAAATATCCCACTTTTGAGAACATAAGTAGGCACAAAGCGAACCAGCGACAAAGAACTTTGATTGACCCAACAATTTCTCGTATGCCTCCTGCATCGCCGCATCACTGGTCGGGGTGTATTGCGTAAGAACGATAAGTGCTATCGCAAACAACTGACCGATAAAGCCACGAACGACCGCCTCGTTCGCCTCCTTCTTTCCCCATATCTCGCCAATAATATCCGTGCAAAGGAATGTGAACGCATAAGTTATTGCACCGCCCGACAAAAGTAGGGGAATGCCGAAAAACTTTAGGTGTAGGTCTATTACTTTACACCCCACACAATTCGCTATTACGATACTCACTACAAAGATTACGTTAAGCATTATAAGGTTTCCAGCATTCTTTTTCATACGCTTTTATAATAATCTTGATTTCCTGCTGATAATAGATATTCATTTTTATGCTTCTCCACGCTCAACATAAGAAAGTTCGTGTTTTGCTCATTGTTGTATTGGTTGATATAATTCCATTTTTCAATACCTACCATTCGCTGAACTTCCTCAGTCTTAATACGCCTTATATGACGCCCTTTAAGATAACCAAAACGTTTTCCTGCTATATAGGTCGTAGAATCGGCACTGGTACAAAATCGGCAACTTCGCAGTAATTCCAGTTCGGTGCAACCTAAAAGATGAATATCAATGGATGGCTTTCTACTTTTGATATACCTTGCGAGTGTCGGCACTTTATCCTTTTTCCCTGCTATTCTTAATTCGGGAACGGAAATGGCTATATAATCACTAAACTCTATAAGTCGGTCAAGACCCTTTTGCCCGTCCTCTAAATGAAATACGTTAATTATTCGGTTTGGAAGGTCTTTTTTTATTCTTTCCCTAAATTCCCAAGCCTTTTCCTCTCCAAGCACCTTTTGACAATCCACTTCAACACAAGTAACTGGTTGCCCGTGTGTTAAGGTATATTCAATCATACAATCATACCATTTATTAACAAGAGCCTCATCTTTCTTACCCTTTCTTGCGCCGAACATTAATGTAAACAAACCCAAATCTTGTATCGTATGAATCATGTGGGAATTTATATTCTTCGGTATCTCTCGCAATGGGTCTTTCATACCCTTTAATGGCATTATAGGAGAAAGCCCCTTATCAAACACCATTCGCTCAACAAAGGGGAAGCAAGTATAAAGACCATAACGAACACCAAGAATCTCCGCCGCAATATACTGGTTTTGCACTTCGCAGCCTGCGAAGTGAACTTTGATATTATCGGGTAAGTGAAGCACCTCCGTAGCCATCTTCCAAAACCTCCACTTTATTCAATTCTTTATGATACCCCAGTAGCCACTCAGCAATACTCTCACAACTCATTGAGCCGAACTCGCAAGGATAGCCAAACATCTTTACAAGAGAATCCTGCAACTTATCTTGCAGGGTAATAATTTCAATTTCACGTTCATTATGGCTCACATTCGCCCACGCCCTAATAACAAAGACGTGACGATGCCAACAAGAAAGATACCCCACCCGTTCGGGGGCATTTGGATACTTGTGAAACCCTTGTATTTCATTATATGTTACAACCTCTCTTATCATTGTATCTTTATTCCATTATAGGGGGTTAAAACCTCGGTAATAACGAGCCTTATTTCCTCCAGTTTATCACTCATTGATGAAGGAATGATAACTTGCAATTTAAGGTCTTTATCCTTGATTTCTCCCTGCTCATCATTAAAGAAGTCACCGATATCCAGTTGTGAGAAATTCTCCACTCCCCACTCGTCGGTATCAATGCCAAAGTCTTCTGCAACACTCTCCAGTTGTTCCGTGTCCCATTGCAAGTCCACTTTGACCGTCGCATTATCGGCAAGAGCCATTTCGCGCCCCTTCTTCGTATCCAAGTCCACGTCGGTACGTTTCACGGCAACGAGTTTCGTCCCGTCGGTTTCCACGATGATGACATCGTCCAGCCCTGCCAGTTCCGCGTTCTTGTGCGTCTTATTGCCTGCGATTATGCGATTGTTCTTATCCAGCAGGATAGAACGCCCTGCACCGAACTCGCGGAGCGACTTTTCGATAAGTTGCTGACCGTGTTCCGTGCCTTTGTTTAGGTTGCGGTCATCTTGTATAAGGTCGTGGAGTTTCCCCCTTGTTACTTTTTCATGCATGCTATTCTCGTTATTAAATTGTTTCTAAAGAACAAGCGAACTTCACAGCGGGCTTGGGTAATACTAAATCATCCTATTACATCTAAAACAAATATGAGTTAACCGATTATGTCTGCGCCAGTGTCGGTATCGCTCCGACTGGATAAGCGTTCGTCGCTACTGGCTTGTGGCGGTGCTGTTCCCGCCCGTCATCGGTTTATGGCCTTGGCCGCTGGCTTTCACAACTTGAATTAACCCTTTATCTTGTAATTAC